GCCAAAGTGTTTGCAAGTGGCATCAGTGATCTTCCTGGCTCTAAGGCCGCGTGTCTCTCCGGTAATCAAATCCGCCATGCGTATCCTTCTCTTGGCGTGACTCGCGCTGGGCTGAGTACTACCCGCTGTTGAATGTGCCCCGCAGGAGAAGCAATACGTATGATCATCTGTATAAAGACTGTTCGCGTTTGTCGATCCACATTCGTCACAGGGGATATGTTGAACGAAGACGCTTTCACCCTGAGACTCGCGCACTGTCAATCTCTTTCTGTACTTGCTTGTCAAGCGGTGCCCACCACACTTTCACATCGAAGCAGGGACACGCCTTCTGCACGCCCTCAAAGTCGTGATGACCACACACTTGAGCGCGACGATACGAGTCACGCTTGAGAAGACGGAGAGCGTGCTTAAGAGCCATCATTTGTTCTGCGGTGAAGTTATTCTCTGGATCACCGGCTTCATTCACACCGCCGACGAGACAGATGCCTACTGACTGCCAGTTGTGATTCTCGACGTGTGCGCCTGTGGCCCAAGTCGGGCGACCCATCTCGATGGCGCCGTTGCGGCGAATGACGTAGTGGTAACCAATGTCAGCCCACTTACGCTCCTTGATGTGCCACTCACGAATATGCTTAACGCCAATGTCTTGAGACGGCTTCGTTGCGGAGCAGTGGACAACGATGAAATTCGTCGCCTTTCTGCGCAGATACTCTGTGTCTTTCAGGAATGCCATCAACCCTCCATGAGCTTGAGTGCGTACTCCAACGAGCGCTTGTTTACAGGCTCGTTGAGCCACGCTTGAGGGATGAGCTTGTCTGCGAATTTGAAGCCCTTCGTCTGACACCACGCGGCATAAGTCGTCTGTGATTGTTTGGAAATGCGCTGCCGAGAGTTGGAGAAGACGAAGCGAATGTCGAGAGCGGAGTGCTGCGCTTGAACCAACAAGTGCTTCTGTCGATCAGCCGTTACGAATCTGCCCTTGGTTTCGATGATGATGCCATTGCGGAGAAGGAGGAAGTCAGGTGTGTATTTACGGGGTTTAGATGGTTGGGTGAACTCGATGACTACCTGCTCGTATCCATAGGGAATACCATCGGCGTTCAACTGACCCATCACCTGCTCCTCCAGACCGGAGCGCCAGCCGTGTTTTAGGCCAGCGCTCCGGCGAGAGGTCTTCTTCATTTAAGCGTTCTTCAACTCGTTAGACAGGACATTCCACAACGAGTCAAGAACTACTCTGTCTGCTTGTGGTTCGGGCCACTTTTCATCGAGGAGACAGTCCCTCAACACGATGGCCTCTTCTAGAGTCATCAAAAGTACGACTTCTATAACCTCGGGTGGCGGTGGCGGTGGCGGCGGTACAACCACGCTCCGCACTAGAGTCACCGAAGCCATTAGAACTCGTCTGCCGATTCCGTCACTGCGGGTGCGGAAGCGGGTGCGTCATCGTCCTCTCCCGTAGCCGGAACCACTTCGCCTTCACCCTCGTTCTGGAAGCCGAAGTACTCAGCGTTCCCGCCGAACTCTATCAACTCGATGATCTGCACAGCTTCGAGCCGGAGGTTCGCACCTGCAAGCACGACGCCCTTCTGCTCTGTCGAAGGACGAGCGTACTGATTCAACTCGAAGCTGACCTTCACCGTTGAACCGCCACCGACACGCGGGATCGTGGTGTAAGGCTTGCCGCTGGCATCGAACAGCACGGGACGCCGCGTCCAGGCTTCACCAGTCTTCTTGCTGACGCCGCTCGCAACCATCTTGAACGAGATTGTGACCGAGCCATCATCATTCTTTGTATACGGAACCGTTGCCAGCTTGACCTTGCGTTTCTTGTCCTTGGCTTCGGCTTCCTGCGCCGCCTTGGCCGACGCCTTCATTGCAGCGTCGATCTGCTTTACAAGCGCCTCGGCCTCAGCGCCAGCACCCTGCCATTTGATCTTGTACTCGCCCCGCTCATTGAACTTTATATCAGGCTTGCTGAGATGCGGGTACACCGCCACGCCACGAGGCGTGGTCATCAACTTCTTTGCCACGATTGATCTCCTTGAAATGAAAAGAAGGCCCCCGCTAACGAGCAGTGGGCCTGTAGGAACGATTCTTCGGACGAGCGAGTCCCTGTGGAGGGCACCCGGCGATACAGCGGCGATCAGCAGAGTGAGAGATCACTATTGGTTTTGATTGCTGTTCAGATCGCTGCTTGGACTTCTTGTTTCTACGGCGAGACACTAATCCGGCCAAGCGTCGAAAGTCTCCACGCCGACAACACGGGGTTGACCGTCTAAATGTTCAAGCGTCATGCCCTTATACTCTTTCGTCAGATGCATGAGACACAACCGCTTGGCATTTTCGATAGCGCCTTTCAATCCGTCTTCAAAAGTGTTGGAATTGAAGCCCCTTACACCACGCACTTCAACGAGCACTTCATCAAGCCGAAACTTCACCGTGAACTTGTGACACTTAACCATTAGGACGACCCACAGTTTGATAAAACGCCCGAGCTTGATAGACGCCCGCTCTCCGGCCACGGCGAGTCAGCCGCGTAGCTGCTGTCAGATTGATCTCAAGGAGAACGAACTCCAGTTCATGAAGGCGCGGACGAACTGTGCTGCCTTGAATGTCAAGCGCAGCCTCGATCTGATCGGCGGTCGCGCCGTCGATGCCCCGCTCGATAATGTAGTTGAGAATACGCTGTCTGATCGTCGGAATTGCGGGCGTCACCGACGCTAGAGCCTGAGCGCTAGTGTCTTGCAGATTTACCATCAACTACTCCTTTTTGAAAGTGGGAGAAACGTGGTACTACAGAGTCTTCAGCGGGATTTCGCGAACGAGTCGTACGGTTGGACTAACGGGAACTGACTGGATCATTTCAATCTCAACACCGATGATAGAAAAGCTCTCGAACTTAGCCAGCTCGATGAAGTTTTGTACAAAAATGATGATGGTACGAACAGCCTCATCCACGCTGTTGTAGAGAGTGTTTTCTCTCAACGAAGCGGGACTATTGTGACCATTTTGGGCAAGGTAGCCAATAAAACCACCCCACTGAGTGCGGTGTCGAATCGCGAACTTCTTCACGGTCTCAGTCTTCTCAATAGCATTATACTTCTTAGCAGCATCATACCAATTCATCATCCCTCCTTGGGAATTCTGCGAGTGAGTCTGCGCCCCAACCGCTGTGCATCACGCTTCACCTGCACATCGCGCACAGCATCAGCGATAGGATCGTTGGGAAACTCTTGCTTGCCTCCCGGCAGCAACGACACAAAAGCCGGGCGAGTCATGCGTGGCCCGTCATCCATACAGCCTCCTTCAGTTTTGTCGTGATGAAGTCTTAGTACTTCGAGATGACTCCAGGTCGAGTGGTCTGACGCCCGATACGAGTAACGGTCACAGAAACGGGGATGTGACGAGTCGTATCGGACACGCGGGCCAACACGCGAAGAGCACCGGCACGATCTCCTGCTATGATCTGTTTAGGCAGACCACGTAATTTCTTACTGCCCGAATAGGTAATGCTGTACTGAAAGTACTGAAACACTTGGATGTCTCCTTTTTTTGTTGCAGTGAGGGTCAGTCGAAACGGATGATGGCGCAGAGAGAAGAAGGAAGGAAAAGATCGCTCTCTAACTTCTGGATCAACTCATAGAGTTCTTTACGTCTCTGACAAAGCGCTGCGTAGGCATTACCGATTGCACATTGATCTTTAGCGTCGGTCGCTGTGAATCTGCACCACGCAGCTTCCAAGTCCTGCACGATCTCAAATGCTTCGAGACTGACAGCTACAACAGGAAATTTCTTGTCTGACATTTGGAACAGCCGAGTTTTTAGAGGAGGGTGCCGACAGTAATTCCGAGAGCGATACCGCCGACGAAATACACAGCATGAATGAGACGCCGCATCGACGTGGCGCGAGCAAAGATTCGCTGCGCTTCGTGAATGCAAGGGCCTACAGCGTTGTCGAGCACTCGCGTCCCCCAGGGTGTGCGAACGTAGGTCACCCCGTCATCAGTCTGGTAGGTAGTACCGTACTGTCCGCGAGCTGGATGGAAGGCAACTGCGTGAGTGTGCCGCTTCATAGAACGGTCTTCTCCTTTTGGTTTGGTAGTTCTACCGGAGCCTGAACTACAGATTGACTAGCTGATCTAAAACGAGCGCAACGTAGGCATCACCAGCGGTGTGCAGGTTGAGTGATCCGTGGTAAGCGCGCAATGCAAGTACAGTGGTTTTCTGCTGCTTCAGATAGAAGGCGAGCACTCTGACGCCTTTGCAGGCATTGAGTCGTCGCTGAAACAGTGAACCACACCCGCATTCTTCCTCAAACTCATGTTGCCAGTACTTTGGCACTACTTGCATGAGCCCAACAGCGCCACGCGGCGAGACAGCCACCGAGTCACCGGTCCAGTTCTCTACGTGAGAGACAGCAATAGAGAGGGCAACAGGGACACCAGCGCGACGAGCTTCTTGTGCGACGAGGGTGTCACGCTGATCTGAGAGCGATATCGAAACCGGCGCAATAGGAAGTGAAACCACAGTGCCATCACGCTGCGAAAATAGAAGACCAGTGACTATACCAAACCACAGGACGGCACCGAGTACCGCTCCAAGCCAAGGAAAGCGCATGAGTGATTTCACCGAGCTTCCTCCTTCATCCACGTACCGTTGTGATAGACGAGGCGTCCAGTGCATTCCTTGCAATACAGCGCTGCTCCTTCATGCGCGCCGCTCATCAACGTTTCATAGAATGTGATGCTCTTGAGGCAACAATTTTCCATTTATCCCTCCCAGGGATAGAATTAGGCAAAGAAGTAATCCGACGCGAGCACACCGTTAACATCCAGGTCACCCTTCGCTGGTGGCTCAGGACATTTCGTTGGGTCTGTGTATTGCGCTGCGAACTGTTGGTGAAGAGATGCTACTACATCCTGCATCGTGTAGAGTCGCACGAACGACTGCCGACAACACCGAGCGAGTACGCCGCAATCGGCGGGCAATGTTCCGTAGCTATCGTGGATCATAGCGAACGCTTCAACACCTTCTGCTGCTGCCTGTGAGACAGTGAGCATTAGTGCCGCTGCGTCGAGCGAATGCACAATGTTTGGACTGATCGCATTTGCCTGCTTCAAAGGATCGAGGTCGTCCGTCGCAATGTTGATGCGGGGTCGCACGATCTTCCCCGCGAGTACGGTAGTGATCTGCTGCCGCTTCCAGCGCACATACTCTTGCAGCACACGGAAGCCAGTGACAGGCACCGTCCACTCCACTTTTCTGCCAGTCTTTACGATTCCTCTCGCGCAGTTCTGCATCCACTTCATGCCCTCGGCTGCTTTCACCACAACTTCACCAAGTGCATTCCAAATCAGTTCAGCCAGCAGCGCGCACGCTGCATTCACCTGTGACTTGTCTTTCGTACCTTCGCTGACAGTGAAAAGGCTCTTCACTTCGTGCCAGTTGTCCAGGCCACGGAGATACTCACGCAACTGCATCTTGAATCCGAAACGTTTTGATCCATAGCCAAATGTCATCGTCGGACGCTTGGTGAGCTTGCGCGTGACGAGCTTCGAGCCTAGCAGCTTGGCAGCAATGGAATCAGTCGGAGCCAAGCCTTCCAGCTTGTTGAGCACTGCTTCAGCGATGTATTGGTAAATGTCTTGCGGGCGTATTTGTGGTAGCACGTTGACAGCAGCGCCACCAATTTCGTCGCGAAGCATTGCTGAGAAATGCTGGAGTCCGTTACACGAGCCGTCCATGCTAACGGGCAATGAGCAGATATACTCCTCGTTCTTATCATCGGCATGCATCAGGTTACGCCACTCACAGCAGAACGCAAAGAATTGCAACGGGTCATCAGCAGTAGACCACCACAGATCACCAAATGGATCGTCGGCTACTCTTTTGATGTCTGCTGTATGACTATAGACCCACTGCACGCGCTCATCTATCGTCATCTTCGAGAACTTGCCTTCAGGAACTTCCCCGAGACAGTTAGCTCCGTGAACAGCGAGCCACTGTGCTCCGAGATCATCAACAGGTTTGCCCTGAGCGAATGTGAGCAGCGCTTTCGCTATGTCGTTACCCTGCGGTTGCAGATAATCCGCGATGGGATAAATCCTGCCACGAAAATCGACAGAGTAAGGAAAGAAGATCGCCCCTTCCTCTATAACACCTGCTGCTGTGTCCAGTACACGTTGCACCTCTCTAGCACGCAGCTTCCTGTCGTGGTTCTGTTCCTTGATACGTCCTGCGCGCTTGGCCCAAGCCTTGCGTGTCACAGGGTTCGTGTCGATGTCGAGCGGGCGGTTGGGCTCAGGCTCCGGCCTGAATAGAGGAAGGCCAGCCACACCTCCACCGCGCTGCTCAATCTCTCTGAGCAGATCGTACACCTCGCGGTTAATCCGCCATGCAGTGTTCTGAAGAGCGTTGAGGGCTTCGTATACTAGGGGCATTTCAGCGGCTTCTATTCCACCACGGAACTCCTTGTTGTGAATGCCACGGACGAGCGGATACTTTCCTCGCAGCGCAAACCTAAATCCACCGCGCTTCCCTGGTGCCCACTGTAATGGTGGGACAATCATCGGTTGATTCTGCTGTTGTAAGATGGCGAGTTTATCGGTGCGCTGAATAAGCCATTCTGTAGTTTCCGGTGTTGACTCTAGGTATAGCGTGGTCTTCTGTTTCCCATGTGTCACTTTCTGATGCTTCACGATCTCCACCAAATCAGTGGAAGCAGTCAGCAGTTCGACAAGCTTCGCCCCTACTGCCAACCTGATACGTGGAGGCATGGTGAGGTCTGTGGTGTCGAGCAGCTTTCCTTCTTGATCCTTCGCTGTCCGCACTGCGTGGTCCATCGACCGCGCCATGTGTGCATAGCTCGACGTGCGAAAGTGCTTGAGCTTGTACTCGAACAGTCCCGGTGCATCAGCTTGTAGCTTCCTATAGCGAAGCTCATCAATGATGAGGTCGCTAATTTCGCAGCAGATCGTGGCGTACTCTCTACGCTTGGTAATGCCGTCAAGCACCACCTTGAGCGTCATGTACGAAGCTACGGGCACAGACACGCGCTCTATCCAGCGCACAATGGTTTTTCTGGCCCGCACCTTCTTCTGTTCTAACAGCCACTCAGTCAGTGCTACTTCCAGCGGCTCAATCCCAAACTGCATG